TTCAAGTGTTGATGTCGAGATATTAAAGGTTGGTAGCTACAAGTCACAAGACATTACATCAACTACCTTTAACTATTACACTCCAGGCGGATTTAAGTTTGGAACTTCAAATGGTACTACTGGTTCTAACTCAATATTAACATTAAACGGTACTGTTGATACAACTAGTGGTACACTAAAGGTTAACACAATTACAACTGGTGGCGCAGCTACTCCGGGTACAATTGTTGGTAACTGGCAAGTACTAAGCTCAAGCACACTTGACGTAACTGCTGGTACATTAAAGTCATTGACACTAACAACAGGTTCAGATGCAACTAATGGTACTATCCAAGGTACATGGTCATTAACTGGTTCAAGTAAATTACAAGCAACATATGCTGACATTGCTGAATACTACGAAGGCGACCAAGAATACGAACCAGGCACAGTTCTAGTGTTTGGCGGGGATAAAGAAGTTACCACAACTGTACAAATGAACGACACACGTTCAGCAGGTGTAGTAACAACTAACCCAGCATACATTATGAACCAAGACCAAACAGGTATTAAGGTTTGTATAGCACTAGCTGGTCGTGTACCATGTAAGGTAGTAGGTCGTGTTAAGAAAGGTGACTTATTAACAACAAGCGCAACGCCAGGACATGCTGTCAGGGCAACTGATCCTAAGCTAGGATCAATCATTGGTAAAGCCTTAGAAGATAAAGACTACGGCGAAGCTGGTGTAATCCAAGTTGCAGTGGGGAGAGTATAATGGCTAAGCAAACTATTAACATTGGTCAAACTGCCAACGATCGTAGCGGTGATCCGCTACGCACAGCATTTAGTAAAGTCAATGATAACTTTACAGAACTGTATGCATTAATATCGGGTTCCGGTGGTGTTGATCTAACTGAAATGGTGCAGGACTATGCTGCAACAATGTTTACTAGTGGTACCCATAGCGGTATCACAGTAACATATGATGATCCAGGAAACAAAATGAATTTACACGTATATATAGACGGCGGTGACGCTTCTAGCATTTATTAACAAGGAATAAAAAATGGCAACGCAAATAAAACTTAGAAGAGACACTTCTGGAAATTGGACAAGCCTTAATCCTGTACTTGCATTAGGAGAGCCAGGTTATGAAACTAACACTGGTAAACTAAAGATAGGTGACGGGGTTTCAGCGTGGAACACGTTATCTTACTTTAATAATCAGGCACCTGATTTAACTGCATTTAACGGGCATATTGTTCCTGGTTCGAATAATACATACGATTTAGGAAGCCCAACTAAACAATGGCGACATTTATATGTTGCAAATGGTTCTTTATACATTGGAGACATTAAATTAAGTAATGACGCTGGACGACTTGTTGTTCAACAAGTTACTGACGCTGGTCTAGTTACAGAAGCTCCAATTCCAAATGCTCCAGGCTCTGTTACTACAGATAGATTGATTAACGGTGAAAATACATTTGAACTTGATGTTAATGGCATTCCGTTGTTAAACGGTGCAGTAGTAACAAACTCATACAATAACAATCGTTTAACAGTTGGATCTAACATTGTTCAAACTCCAGTTGATATTACAATGGGTGGATTGGGACCAACACATACTTGGCAATTTAACCCCGACGGTACATTTGTTCTTCCATCAGACGGCGACATTATTAAAAACGGTGTTAGTGTTTTAGGTGGCGGTGGTGCTGCAAACTTAGGTAATTTTAAAATCCAAAATAACATCCTAGGTACAGTTAACAATCCAGACACGGGCGGCTGGGGTGCATACGACATAGGCATCGATCCAGGCGGTGAAAGTAACGCAGGTGTTTACATTCCGGGCATGCCTGCACAAAGTTCGGGCGGAACTTTACAGATTTATAACAATAACACCAGCGGCGGCCTAGTACAAATTAACACATACGGTGGATTAACTGTTTCAAGTGCTAGAGGAACATTAGCAATTGGTACAGACATGGAAGTACCAGGTGTTCCAACGCACTTCCACATTGCATTTGAAGGTAGTAATTTAAATGCATCAGGTAGTGAACTATTCCTAGGCGATGACTTTAACTACGTTAGAATAATTAGCAGTGGTCAAGGGGTTGAGATTGGTACAAACGCTCGTACTGGCATGAATCCACAAAACAACTGGCAGTTTAACTCAACTAACAACACCCTATATGTACCAACAGATGGTCGTATTCAGCAAGACTACAGCGTAACAAGATCGGCACAAGGCGGAACAAGCGGTGGAGCAGGTGTTGTTTGGACATCATCTGCAGGTTCTGCTATTACAAGTGCTAAATTAACTATTCAAGTTGAAGCAAGTGAAGTCGGTGGTGACGGGATTTGGCACACACAAGTTTGTGAAGCAACGATCGCAGGACGTTGGAATGGTGGCGAGCCGTCAATGACTGTTTATGCGGTAACACATACTAGTGTAGCTGACTTAGCAACGTTTACAGTTCAACGTAACGTAACATCAGGTGCGTTTGAAATAATAGCTACACCAACAGTTACAAACGCAAACAATGGCGTTCAATTTAGAATTCATTCAGTTGAATTGTACACAAGAGATTAATGGAGAGATAAATGGCAAACAAAGAATTTAAAATCCAAGGTAATGCACTATCAATTGGTGGTGTTTCACTACAGGCCGGAACCACTAGCATCGTTATTCCTGGTGTTACACAAGCAACCGATTATCGAGTAGATGAAGTTAATGATACTGGCGACCAAACAATAACATTTACAAACTTTAATGGAGTAATCGATGGCGCTACTTACAACAGATTAGTTGCTACTCCTAGCGACTTTAATAATCCTACAGTAATTGCTTGGATGACTCAATACGGCGTTTCTTACGATGACGCAGGCTATATTGATGAAATTTACATTAATTCAACGCAAGGAGCAACTTATACTGCTCAAGAGGCTACAACAAACAGTTCAACTGACATGTATGCGTATGTTGGCACTGGGGGCACTAAAACGCTTACATCGGCTTCATACAACAGTGACGTTACTGCGCTATCAGTTGTTAAAGACGGTGGCGGATACAAATATATTAGTGCCCAAAGAGCAAACTGGGCTGTTACTGCTGATTATGATTTGCTTGAAGCTCTGCCAGACTTACCAGTATTCCATATAGTATTAGGTAACGGCGACACATATACATTTACTTCCACATCAAGAGGCGGTACACCTGGTCAAGATGTTAATTGGTATGGTGAGTTTGATCCGGCTCCATCCGGAACTATTATGGAAGCACCGGCTTCGATAACATTCGGCGGCTTAACAGAATTTGTTGCTCAAGACTGGGCACAAGTTCCTTTTCGTCCTAAAATGAAGGCAGGTGAAATTGAAACTATCGGTGGTGGAAGTGGCGGCAGTAGCATTGCTAACGAAGGCGAAACACTATCCATTAGAACCGATGGTGAAGTAATACTTGACGGCCCAGACGGCGGAGTTGATAGAGGAGTACGTTGGAAGTATGGATCAGACAACGGTGGCTACGATAGTTTTATTCGTCAAGATGAAGGTGGCTTTACTATTCAGTCTTATGCCGATGAAGCGAATCCTGATGGTACTAACATCACTCTACGCACAACTAACTCAGTAGGCGAGCTTAAATCAATAGTTTTAGATAACGCCGGTACTACCACATTCCCAGGCGCAGTAGTCAAGAGCACAGTGACTAAGGTTGGCGCTAATATTAATGGCAATGATGTGGTATTTGAAGTCACAGCAGTTGACGGGCTCGGAGCAGTAACTGAATTGACAGTAACTAACAGTCCTAATCCTGCGTGGGTTTCTGGTACAAGCGGACTTTCGTTAACTGACGTAGACTTTACAGTTAGTTTTGATGGTTCTGGAAATGCTTCAGTCACAGTAAACAGCAGTGGTAATGGGCACTCTGTTAGTGAAACATTTTATCTACAACCAAACGCTGTTGGAGCAGTAGCACCAACGCCAACAGCGTTAGACTTAACTAAGAGCATTAATAAACTTACTAACAATATTAACGACAACGACTATACCCTAGCCGATGGCGTCGAAGGGCAGATTATGTATCTAGTTCCTACCCCAAACACAGTAAATCCAACAGATATTAAAGTATTAGTTAACCATGCTCGCAACGGGGGAACACAGTCGTTGAACGCATACCTATGGCCTTTTGGCCTTAACACTTTTACAGGTAGTATTTGTACATTGATCTTTACAGATAGTCACTGGCAACAAGTTGGCGGCAACTGGGTTTAATTAAACGGTAAATATACTAAAGAGAGCGCATTATGACAATACAAACCATCAATTTAGGTAGTTACGCAAACGACGGTACTGGTGACGATTTACGCACAGCATTTGAAAAAGTAAATGCTAATTTTGCGTTATTAGAAGCAGATGTTACCGGTGCAGTAAACTTAGGTTCAGGCACAGGTGTATTTGCACAAAAAAATTCTACAACATTAGAACTTAAATCATTAACAAGCACAGACGGTAGCGTTGTAATTACAAATACTCCAACTACTGTTGATTTAGCTGCTGCGCCAAGTATTGTTTACGACACAAATCCAAGACTGGGTGCAGATTTAGATTTACAAGAACATCGTATCTACAATGGCGATGCACAAACAACAGTATTTGGTTTTGATATACCTGGAATTGCTGCAATGGTTAAACTAATGGTTGAATCAGGTCAAACAAATGTAGACTTTAATGGCGGGTATACGGACGGATTTGATGTACCTGTACCAACAACTGCTAATTTAGATTTTAATGGCACTGGAAACATAAACTTTTTAGACTCTGTTACTAATCAAACAGATATTGATCTAGGAACATTTTAATAGAGAGCAGTAATGGCACTTAACGTTTGGACTCAACGATCAGGATATTCATTTGGCTCATTTCAAGAACATGTAATTTTTGATGAGCCTTTGCCAGTCACTAATGACAGCGGTGTTACATATACTGTAATTTCTGGTGAACTTCCAGCTGGTCTACGAATTAGCGGAAATCGTATTGTAGGTACACCATATGAAGTTTCAAGAACTACATTATACACATTTTGCGTTCGTGCATCTTTAAACAGCAGTATTGCTGATAGAACATTTAATATAGAAATATTAAGTTCTAATGGCCCAGACTTTGTTACACCCGAAGGGTATTTGCCAGTTGGTCCTGCTGAACAGTTGTTCACATTAGACAGCACATACATCGATTTTCAAGTAGAAGTCACTGACCTAAACCTAATTAGTAGTAACCAGCACTTGAGTTACTTTATTGCTAGAGACGACGGCGAATTACCTCCAGGTCTTGTATTAACAACAGACGGAAGAATTGTTGGGTTTGTTCAACCTGCGTTGAGTATTAAGCCAGCTGATGGTACTGGAACATATGACGAAAGCACGTACGATGCAGTTGCATTTGACTTTGCATACCGTCCAAGCAACGGCTATGATAGCTATGTGTATGAATCTGTATTTTATGATTACAACACACCAACTAACCCACCTAAGAAACTTAACAGAAATTACGAATTCTTTGTAAGTGTAAGTGACGGTGATGCAACTGTTAAAAGAAAATTTGATATCTTTGTAGTAGGTGATGATTACTTCCGTGCTGACAACACTTACCTTTCTGGTGTGTTCACTGCTGACGTAACTTATTTGAGAAAGCCTATCTGGTTAACAGCAAGTAATTTAGGAACTTACAGAGCTAACAACTATATTACAATACCGTTAAAAACATACGACACTGAAAACATTATTAACAATTTAGAAACCCTAAATCCAGATAATACTGCCAGTACATTACCGCCAGGTATGCAGTTTGATATTAACACTTCCGAAATCTACGGCGCTGTTCCTTACCAACCTGCAATTACTACAACGTACAAGTTTACAATTACGTCAACTAGATTTAGTGAAAAACTTGAAACTGCTAGCTCGTCACGCACATTTACAATAAACATTATCGGTGAAATCGATAGCATTATTACATGGAATACTGCTGCTGATCTAGGTATTATTGATGCTAACTTTGTATCTACACTTAGCGTTAACGCAGCAAGCTCAGTAACTGGCGCAACTGTATTATACAACGTTACTAGCGGCGACTTGCCTCCAGGATTAACTTTAAACATGGATGGCGAGATTGTAGGTAAAGTTAATCAATTTGGAACATCAAACGTAGGCGGATTCTTACATTTCTTAGATGGTGGTGATTCTAATTCAAACTATCATTTATTCTTAGATGGCGGAACTGCTATATCAGTTAATACTGTTATTGTTGATGGTAATCCTGCTCCGAGTTCCGGAGACATTGGACTAACACGATTCTATGACATTGTAAACGGCTTACAAGAATTCGAAACATTAGACGGTGATACTACAACAATTGATAGGGTGTACACATTTACAGTCGAAGCTAGAGACCAGTTTGGTATTAGCGCAACTGCTAGAACATTTACTCTAAAAGTTGGTACACCAAATACTGTATTGTACAGCAGTATTAGAGTTAAACCATTCCTTAAAAATACTGTTGATGCATGGGCAACAGATGACATGTCACAACGTGATCGATTTAAAGAATTTATTAACAACACAAGTATCTTTACACCAACAAGCATTTACCGTACAAACGATAACAACTTTGGATTACAAACAGACTTATCTATGGTAATCTATGCAGGCATTGAAACGACTGCTGCTGCTGCCTACGTTGGCGCAATGGGACTAAACCATAAGCGTAAGCGTTTCCAAGTAGGTAGTGTTAAAACAGCAACCGCATACAAGCCTGGCACTAGAACCGCAGTGTATGAAGTAGTTTATTTAGAAATGATCGATCCATTAGAACCTAATGGAAAACGTTTACCAAATCTTATTAAACACTTAGGTACAGAAAATACTACAATTACAACTGATAGCAGTACTGATTTCTGGAGTAACAGTTTCATTACCATGAACATTGATGCACCTAGATCAGAACGTCCAGAGCCAATTATAACTGTTGACAGTCGAGGATACTTTGTATCTAACCCTAACCCAAACACATATTTCCCAAGCAGCGTAACTAACTGGCAAGAAAGAATTGCCGAGATCGGCGCAACAGAACGTAATTACTTGCCACTATGGATGCGTAGTATTCAAGAAGGTTCAAAATCAGAACTAGGATTCCAGTTAGCAGTGCCATTATGTTATTGCAAGGTTGGAACAGCATCAGACATTGTACTAAACATTAAGCACAGCGGATTTGATTTCTCATTAATTGATTACACTATTGATCGATACATAATAGATTCTGTTGACGGATCAACCGCAGATAAATATCTCGTATTTAGAAACGACAGGATTACAATATGACCAGTAATATAAATTTTAACGCTATCAACGAACAATATCCTGTAGCGGGTAAAGATAATAATAGCCAAGGTTTTCGCGATAACTTCAATGTTATTAAAGCAGGCTTGGCTACTGCAAAGTCTGAGATTTCAGATCTACAAGTAAAAAGTTTATTAAATCAAGATCTAATAACAACTGATCCTGTAACAAACGATTTAAAAGGTAGCTCAATAACTAACGGATTTTATAATAACTTCCACGGGCTATCATACATTTCAACTGTTAACGGCACTACTAACGTTGTCACTAACTCTGCGAGTATATTTGTTTACACATTAACTGGCAATACTACGTTTACATTCACGAACTGGCCAGCAAACACAAATTACGCAAAAGTAAAAGTTCATTTTACTAGTTCTAGCAGTTCTTCACATACTGTTTCAGTATATTCAGCAGGTGGTGGTACTATTAAACCAGACAACCAATTCCCTGCGCCGTTTTCAGTAACTAATGCAAGTCATAAAGTTATCGAAGCGTGGACATACAATCACGGTGCAACAGTATTTGTAAAATATCTAGGTAGCTTTTAATGCATCCATTAGTTAACAACCTAGAAAGTCTTAAAGATGGCGAGTTAGAAAACAAAATCAACGAGCTGTCTCGCAAGTATTTCTCTACACACAATTTTGAGTTACAACAGCAAATCTCAATGGTCATTGATTCGTACCGCGAAGAATTGGCTAAACGCAGACAAGCAGAATACGAAAAATTGATGCAAACCCGCAATAAAGATCTTGACAAACTAATCAATGTAAGCTAATATAGCTTAATGCGATTAGACAAATATAGCAACCCAATTTTCAACAC